TGCTCGTCGAGGCAAAGAAGGAATATCTCGGGCAAATGTGCATTATTATGTGTCCACCTATGATTGACGTTTTCAATGATATGTATGCGGAGGCTCATACTCTCTCCAAGGGGAAGAAGCATCTCATGATGTTTCAGAAGTTACTCCAAGAAGTTCCAAATTGGTCTAACGCTATGTCTAAACAACATTCTGATAACATAGCAAACCGATGCGCGTGGTTCAGTGATCTTTTAGCGGCTGTTTTTGTTGCTTGTACAAAGATCCTATCCGCAGTCCGCCTTAAGGCTGACAACAAGAAGATATCTCTGAAGCTACCCACAAATGAGGTTTTTATTCAAACCTGCTACAATAACATCGCCAAGGATCTTTACCGTGATCCCTACGTTTTCCACGAGGATCAGAGCATCTACCACCGTGATGAGAAGTTAACTACTCGTTTCTGTACAGCTATTGAAAACTCTGTGAAGGAGTTAATCCCAGTTCAACAGATTTTACAGACGTACATGTCCCAAGAGTCTAGAGATATAGATTTAGATGGGGACGTTCAAGATACAGAGGATCCCGATGTATTTGATGGAGAGGGAGAACCCGAACCAGAAGGTGGTATGGAACCTTCGCCAGAGGAACTCCAGGAAATGCAGCCAATGGGGAATCCTGAAATGGAGGAGCCAGGTGAGTTTGATAATGAATTCAAGACTGTACCAGGTGTTCAATCACCCGACCCAATGGAAGAACCACAAGAGGGACAGCCACAGCCACAGCCACAACCTCAGCAGGAAGATGATGTATTATTTGGAGACGCACCAGACTACCGTACAAAAAAAGTTGGTTATAATTAAATGGAACTCTCCGACTATTTACGTGACCCAGTATATGCTGGCCTAATTGCCGGTGCTACGACAGCGGGTTATATTCACCTGAAAGCGTATTTGAATAATGAAGGTAAATTAGAAATGAATCAATACACCAAACCAGCCGTACTCGTAGCAATTCTCGTATACGTAATTGTAGTGAATGGCCTTGGTCAAAAAGAGGTTATTTCTAACGACCCTTTCTAACTTAAAGATTACACCGTACTATTAAGAAAATGGCGTCCGTCACTGCGTTTAATGACATGATGGGGCAATTTCTTGTGGAATTGCACAAGACTTTTCCAGATGAAAAAGGCATTAAGAAGATGTTAACCTCATTCGATCTTATTAAGAGTACAAGTCCTCGTCTCCTAGTTAATGGGTTCATGGATAGTGTTAAACCTCACGCAGACAGTGTTTCTGCCAAGAACGAGGACTTCATCCTCGTTCATTCCAAGGATATTGACTTTTTGAATGAACTGGATATCATTAAACTATGGAAGCGTATGGGTGATGGTACCAAGGATGCCGTTTGGCAGTATCTCCAAACTTTGTACATTCTAGGAACCACCATCCAATCTGTACCCGAGGATACTCTCACCGCCATTGAGGCTATGGCCAAGGATGTGGCTGATAAGATGGCTTCAGGTGACGGTGGTGACATTAACCAGGATGCACTTATGAAAATGATGGGTTCGATGTCTGGTATGATGTCCGGTATGGGAGATATGGATTTGGGTACTCCTAAAAAGAATGGTACTCGCCGTCTCCCCAAAAAATAAACCTCATCTATATTAAATGAAAGTTTGGTTCGAAGATCCTCAACAACTTGTCAGTAATAAAAAAATTCTAGAGTTCTGGCCTAACAGCAAACAAACACCAGAGGATAGGATCAATTCGGCTTCACGTTTTATTATTTACACCATGTGTGTTTTATTCGTGATTCGTCGGGATCCTCGTATATTCGTTCTAGGCGCAACGATGTTATCTATCATTTACGTGATGTACAAGGCGAAACTTGTCAAGGAGCCATACGGTTCCACTGACAAGGCGAATGTATGTCAGAAGCCCACTAAGGAAAACCCCCTTGGTAACGTGCTCATGACAGATTACACAGATGCCCCAAATCGTCTGGAAGCCTGCTATTATGCCACAGCCCAACCTTTAATCAAAAAATTCAGTGGTGATCAGGTTTCGTTTGATTCTGGACGTTCTCGTTCTACTTTGCCTATGTACAAGCGTAACGCTTTTGAGCGTCAGTTTGTTACTGCACCAGTGTCAAAAATTCCAGGCGATCAGACCAAGTTTGCCGAATGGTTGTATGGTCCCAAGAATGCTCCCATGTGTAAGAGTGATTCGAAGTTTTGTAATCCCGATGCGAGGGGTGTCCAATT